ATTTTTATCTGAAAATAAGGAATATCCAGAAAAACAATTTAATTCAAATAGAGAACATATCGAATTTACTTCAACATTCTTTGATAAAGTGATTATCTTAGATAGAAAGGATAGGTTTAGTCAAACAGAAAGTTTTGTTGTTAATGAAACTGCAGAAAGATTGACAGGCATTAGCTGGAGTACCCCTAAAATATATAGAACAGACAATTTAGATGCCAATTTTTTTAATAATATATTTGGTAGATTAAAAGAATCGGAGATAGAGTTATATAATTTTTCCCAAAAACATAATTATCCACTATTTTATTATGAAGATATATTCACAGAACATAATATAAATGAACTAGAACGTTTATTTAATTATATCGGTGTTGAGATGAGAATGGATCTGGTTGAGGATTGGGTTTTTAACAAAAAAAGAAGGGTTAGAATCGACCCGCTTAAAATTGACAAATTAATATGATTTGTCTTTATAGAACACCAAAACATCCATATAAACTTCTAATTTTAAAAACGGACTATCTTTAATCCATAATCAAAGGACAAAGTATTTATCTAAGTATAATAACACAATTAGATGAATATATTTGATCCACACATATCGGGCTCCCTATCAGTATCTGGTTCGGGAGAAATTTCAGGAGATTTAAGAGTATTGGGGACTATTTCCGGTTCAATTAAGGGAGATGGGTCTCAAATATTTAATATCCCATCAAGTGGGGTTACCGGCCTAAATTTAACCAGAATTGCAGATGGTAGTGCAACTGCCTCCATTTCAAGTGCAAACGGGTTGGTTATCAACACAAATACCGAGATAACTGGGACACTAAAACTAAATAAGGTAAATTTAGGTGGTAATAACATTGTTAATTTAACACTAACAGACGGAGGCGGAAAATATTACATCAACGGAGTTAAAAGCCCAAGGCTATCCTTCATTAAGGGATTCAAATATAGATTTAATTATAATAACAACAACACTCACCCATTACTTTTCTCTTTAACTAGCGATGGTGAACATAATGGTGGAACAACATATACCACCGGAATAACAACCAATGCCGACCCTTTTTATGTTGAAGTTGAAGTTACCGATGCCACAGCTGCAACATTATATTATTGGTGTGACCATCACGTTGGGATGGGTAATGCCATTTCAGTATATCCGGATTTTCTACATGGTCAATCTAGTATTAACCTAATTAACGTAGACACAGAAATGTATGCTACTACCGGATCAAACAACTTTACAAATATTCAAAGAACAAGTGGTTCATTAGTGGTAACTGGTTCTGTAGATGTTACAGGTTCAATTAATCTTTTTGGTACCGCTAATATAAGTGGGTCAATATTATTAAATGGCCAAGCAATTGGTACAGGAAAGTTAGATGAAACAACATTTAATTCATACACCTCATCAAACGATAGTAGGGTTTCATCTTTAGAAAGTTCAACGGGATCTTTAAATACGTTTACAAGTTCGATTGATACCACTATTAAAAATAAACTAAACACAGAAACAGTTATATCTGGGAGTGTTCAAGTTTTAATAACTGGTACAACTGGATATTCTACATTTAGTTCAAGTATATCCACAAGTATAGGTTCTTTATCTTCATCAGTTGCAACAACAACCAGTGGGTTATCATCTAGTATTGACACTATAAGTTCTAGTGTCGCAACGACAACCAGTGGATTATCATCTAGTATCGGTTCTATAAGCTCTAGCGTTGCAACAACAACATTAGGTTTAAGTTCTTCTATAGATGCTTTAAGTTCTAGTGTTGCTACAACAACATTAGGATTAAGCTCCTCATTATCTAGTTCAATCGGAAGTTTATCTTCATCGGTTTCAACTACCACATCAGGGTTAAGTTCTTCTGTAGGGAGTTTAAGTTCTTCAGTTGCAACAACAACATTAGGTTTAAGTTCTTCATTATCTAGTTCAATTGGAAGTTTAAGCTCTAGTGTCGCAACAACAACATTAGGTTTAAGTTCTTCGTTATCTAGTTCAATTGAAAGTTTAAGTTCTTCGGTTGCAACAACAACTCTTAATATTAAAAATCGGGTTGATTCTATTGAAACAAGTACTGGATCATTAAATTCATATACAAGTAGTAATATTACTAACATAAATGCAATTCATACATCAACAAGTAGTTTAAATACATTTAGTTCATCAATATTAGGTAGCATTGAACTTACTGGTTCTAATTTAACAGTTAAAGGAGATTTACTTGTAAAAGGGACGACTACACAAATCGATTCAACAACAGTTAACATTGGTGATAACATCATTCAATTAAATGGTACCGGAGCAACCAATGCGGGTATTGTTGTTAGAGATGCGACTGCCCCAAATACCATTTCAGGATCATTGTTATGGAACACAACAAATGATTATTGGGAAGCTGGAATTGTAGGAAGTGAAGAAAGAATAATATTGGTAAATGAATATAATACATTTTCAACATCAATAGATTCTAGAGCAACTAGCCTACAAACGTCAACAAGTTCTTTAAACACATATACTAGTTCTAATAACACTAACATAAGTGCTATTCACACATCAACCGGTAGTTTAAATACATTTACATCTAGTGCTAATACTAGATTTGGTGTTATTGAAACCTCCACATCAAGTTTAAATACATTCACTTCTTCATTATTAACGGCAATAGAATTAACAGGTTCTAATCTTACAGTTAGAGGCGACTTCTTAGTTAAAGGTACAACAACAAATGTGAACACAGCAACACTTGATGTTGATAACAATTTAATTAATCTAAATGGTAACGGTGCGTCATTTGCGGGTATACGAATTAAAGATACCACAGCACCTAGTCAAATTTCAGGATCATTATTATGGGATGCGGCAAATGATTATTGGATAGCGGGTCAATTAGGTTCGGAACAAAGATTAGTTAGAGAAACAGAGTTTAACAATGCTGTTACAAGAATTGGTAATGTTGAAACATCAACAGGTTCATTAAATTCATTCACTAGTTCTATTAATACAACAATTAAAACTAAATTAAATACTGATGGCGTTATTAGTGGTTCCGCACAAATAGATGGATCGCTATTAGGTTCTAATAAAACAATTACAATTGGTTCCACATCAACAACATTGGGCGGAACATCAACATCGCTTGCTGGTTTAACATCGGTTACATCGACAGCATTTACGGGTTCATTACAAGGTCTTGCAACAAGTGAGACTTTATCAACCGTTACAGGTAGAGGAGCATCCACAAGCAATGCAATTACCATAAACTATTCAACGGGAGGTTTAAATTTAAATAGAGCTACAACATCGAATTATACGGGTCTTTATTATCAAACTGGAGGTTCATCTAAATGGTTTATAGGTTTAAGAGAAAACTTAACATCTAACAATTATATATGTTATAGTGAGACCTTGGCAGCAGATGTACTTACATTAAATCAAACAACAGGTGTTGCCACTTTTGGTTATAATATGACCGCGGCAAACTTTAGCGGTACACATAGTGGAACATCTTCAGGGACAAACACGGGTGATGAAACCTTAGCAAGAGTAAATGCACTAGCAATTACCACGGTTGGTACAATTACAAGTGGTACTTGGAATGGTAGCGCAATTGGAAATGCATATTTAGCAAACTCATCATTTAATATTGGTACAACATCAATATCTTTAGGTAGAGCAAGTGCATCACAAACATTGACCGGTGTTAGTATTGACGGAGCATCAGCATCTGCACCAATACTAACTGCATCTGGTGGTTTAACCACACAACAAGGTAATGGAACTGTTGGTTATGTATATGCACTAGCTAGTTCAACAACGGGATTATTTACAGCGTCCGATAACTCAAATGGTATTCTTACAGTTAATAGACATCCAGACAATTATTATAGTCAATTAGGCTTTAGCTCTAACGGTAATCTTTATTATAGAAGCTTTTCGGCAACCGCTATTAATACTTCACAGGCTTGGAAAACAATTATCGATTCGGGCAATATTGGTTCACAAACAGTATCAAACGTTTCTGGAACTGTTGCAATTGCTAATGGCGGTACTGCGGCGACAAGTGCATCGGGAGCAAGAACAAACTTAGGTTTAGTTATTGGGACTGATGTATTAGCACAAAGAAGTTTTGGAACAGCAGCAAATAACAATACTGGTGATTTTGCAACTTCCGCTCAAGGAACAACAGCAGACGCTGCACTACCAAGAGCTGGTGGTACTATGACCAGTAATATTTCATTTACAAACACCTCAGCATTTGGTACACAAGATGTTGGTGGAACGGCATGGTTTAGACCAAGAGATGGGTCAAACAATTTACATATTAGAACATCAAGTGGTGGGATTTATTTAGATACCGATTCAGTACATTATTTTAGAAATGTTGCAGGAACTATAAGAGGTTATATGGATGCAACGAATGGTGGTGGTAGATTTATGGATACAACAACGTATTCGCATGCTGCCGGTATGAACCAAGGTGTGACAACAACTAGCTCACCGACATTCTCAACTGTTACAGCGAACTTAACAGGAACTGCTAGCAATGCCACAAATATTGCTGGTCGGAGTTTTAGAAATACTGGATCGAATGATGCTGTTGCCGCAAATACAATAGATTCAAACGGTATAACATATGTAACAAACGTTGACGGTAGTAGTACCAATTTAACAGGTAATGCAACAGATGGTGCGTTATACTCTCAGGCATACAGTTCGGATTGGCAACATCAAATATATGGTGATTACAGAAGCGGTATAGTGTATGTTAGAGGTAAGAATAGTGGTACTTGGCAGTCTTGGAAGAGAGTGGCATTAAGTAGCGCCACAACGTTCTCAAGTGTTACTAGTTTAACATTTACACATAACTTAGGTACAGCAAATTTAACAGCACAAGTGTTTGATACAAACGGAGACATGTTCTTCCCTTCTAACATAAGAATATCATCAACACAAGTAATTGTAACTTTTGCATCATCTAGATCAGGAAGACTTGTAGTTACCGGATAAAATCATTATATTAGATTATGCTAAGAGAAAATGTAGAAGTTAGTGGTTCGTTAAATGTTAGCGGACAATATATTATACCAAAAGGACCAAGAGCGAATAGACCTTCTAGCCCTGATATTGGTTCATTATATTTAGAAGAATCACCTAGCGGTAGTTTTGTTGTTACATATACAGCATCATCAAATTATGATGGTGGATGGGAACCAGTTGGTTCTCAAAACACAGATAGAACAGGATTCAAATATAGGCAGGTTATCAATTACTCATACTTAGCTGGTGGTTATAAATCCGCATCACCATGGAAGAATGTTCATAGAACAACCAATTCAACAGATCAAACGGTTCACTTAGGGGAATTATTAGATTATCCCGCATCATATACCTCTGGGGCGTGTAGTAAAAGTATTTTATTTCTTTGGTCAACAAATACCGATAACACTTTTAAAGGAGATAGTACAATCCATTCAACATGGACAAGTGGTGTTAATATGGTAAACGAAACATCATATGCACACCAATCAAAATGGGATTTGGCAAATGCAAGAGATGACTGTGGTACTTTACATCAAGAAACAGAATTTGCTTGGATATTTGGTGCTGGAGTTGCTGCAGTTGAAAAGTTTAATTTAACAAACGAAACAATGTATAGTGTTTATTACCAAGCAGGTGTACCATACATTACAACAACATCATCAATCACGGGTAGTGGCCCATCTGGAGCATCGGGATTTTCAGATGAGAATTATGGTTATGGATGGACACAACAAAGTGGTACAAAACTATTTTTTGCAAATGATACGTTCACAAATAATCAGCAATGGGGAGCTAGTGGACAACAAAAAGGGATTAGTTCAAAAGTTGGTAAAGGATATGCTGGAAATGAAGGAACATATAACGGAGGTTATAATCTAAGAAGATGGAATGTTTTTACCGAAACAAATATTGGAAACGTAACCAAACCGCACGGTAACTGTGGTGAAGAAAATTTTACAATGGGACAAGATCACCAATACATGTTAGGATGTTATGACGGTGCACAGGTAAACACTAGCTGGAAGTTTGGTTACACCACAGATACTGGTACAGTAAACCCCAGTGGTTTGCCTCCAGGAGTAAATGATGGAACATCTTCTGGACATTGTGGTTGGAGAACTTAAAAATTATATTTATAATATATGATACACGAAAATATTGAAATTAGTGGTTCATTAAGAGCACAAGGAGTTACCAAAACCCCAATTGGATCACGGGCAAATAGACCGGGTAGTCCTCAGACGGGCTCATTATATTTAGAACAGGCAGCTAGTGGTAGTTTTTTAATGGTTTATGTTGGTGTAAGCAACAGTGATAGTGGCTGGGTTAGGGTATCTTCTCAAGTAAACGCTAATGTTGGTTTTAAATTCAGACAGATAATTAGTGTTTCTTATCTTGCTGGTGGATATAAAGATTCATCCCCTTGGAAAAACGTTCATAAAACAATTAACTCTACAGATCAAACAACACACATTGGAGAACTATTAGACCACCCAGCATCATATACATCAGGAGCTTGTAGCAGATATATCTTTTTTGTTTGGTCGGTTGCTACAGATAACGCATTTAAAGGGCCATCTACTGTAGATAGTGTTAGAACTTCAGCAATTAATATGGCTAATGACACAAACTATGCACATAATCAAAAATTTAATATTACCAATGCTAGAAGCGACTTGGGAACCATGCATAAAGAAACAGAAATGGCATATATGTTTACCGGTGGTAGTACTGTTGTTGAAAGATTTGATTTAAGTACGGAAACAATAGCAACTGGTTTTCATTTAACAACAATCGATGGTAGTGATGGTGGTTCAGCATTTTCTGATGAAAACTTTGGATACGGTTGGACATCAGCTGCAGGTATTAAAATGAGTTTTGCTACGGAAACAATCACATCAAGTGGAATGTGGGGAGCACACTCGCAACAAAAGGGAATCAGTTCAAAAGTTGGTAAAGGATATGCAGGAAATGAGGGAAGTTATAATGGCGGATACAATTTAAGAAGATGGAGCAACGCTAACGATACTAATATTGGTAACGTTGCTAAACCACATGGCAACTGTGGAGAAGAAAATTTTACAATGGGTCAAGATCATCAATATATGTTGGGTAACTATGACGGGCTTCAAAATAATACAAGCTGGAAATTCTTCTATGCAACAGATACGGGAACAACCAGTGTAAGTGGATTAAACCCCGCAGTTAATGCTGGAACATCATCCGGACATTGTGGATGGAGAGGGTAAAAATAATTAAATTATGATATACGAGAATTTAGAAATTAGTGGAAGTTTAACGTCAGATCGGGTGGTTAATAGACCACCTAGAGGTGTTAGAGCAAATAGACCTGGTTCACCATTATCTGGTTCTTTATATTTGGAAGAATCTACTAGTGGTAGTTTTTTAATGTTATATACCGGCGTATCAAATATCGATAATGGATGGGAAAGGATTGCAGCACAAGAAACCATTCCAATAGCATTTAAATATAGACAAGTTTTATCATATTCGTACTTGGCCGGTGGTTATAAAGATTCATCACCATGGAGAAATGTACATAAAACAACAAACTCAACAAATCAAACAACACATATTGGTGAATTATTGGATTATCCAATTTCTTACACATCGGGTGCTTGTAATAAAACAATATTATTTCTATGGTCGGTTAACGATGACAACGCATGGAAAGCACCCAGTACCGTTCATGGAACTAGAACTGCAGCAATTAATATGTTTAACGATACTAATTACGCGCACCAAACTAAATTTAATACAGGTATCGCGAGAAGTGACGTGGCCACAATGCAAAAAGAAACTGAATTTGCTTATTTAATTTCTGGTGGATCAACCACTATTGAAAAGTTTAATCTCACAAATGAAAGTTATGTAAGTGGATTTGGTGTGTCATCAATTAGTGGGGATGATGGTGCTGGTGCATTTTTTGATGAAAGTTTTGGTTACGCTTGGACGACCTCGGCTGGAATAAAATTTAACTTCTCGAATGAGACGTCGAGCTCTTCAACTCAATGGGGAGCACATGCCCAGCAAAAGGGGATTAGCTCTAAGGTTGGAAAGGGATATGCAGGAAATGAAGGTTCATATAATGGAGGATATAATCTAAGAAGATGGAGTAATTCAACTGACACAAATCTTGGAAACGTTGCGAAACCACACCCTAACTGTGGAGAAGAAAACTTTGCATTAGGTCAAGATTGGCAATATATGTTAGGTAATTATGATGGTACTGGACAAAATAACACTAGTTGGTATCTAAACTATGCTACAGATACTGGTTCTAATGCTATTGTTGGGTTAGCTCCACGGGTTAATGCTGGAACCTCATCAGGACATTGTGGTTGGAGATAACATTTGACTTTATGAATATTTTTCGCTATATTAGATAAAAAGAATTAATTATGGAACAAGGTTACAAATATGACAGATCTAATTTTATCAATAACCCATTTGATGAAAAAATAATGCAGATTTCTGAAAGTATGTCTTTTGCATTACCAAAGTATAAAGCATATAACTTTGTGGGTGGAGCACAAATAACACCTTACGCGAGATTAAAACAATGGTTATTAGAATTAAGAGGTAGAGAAGATGCGGTAGAGCATTTGGAATATACAGTTAGAAAGATGGAACTTGAAATTCAAATGGATGAGGAAAGCAAAGAATTTATAACTGATCCTAAAAGAAAGGAAATGGTTAATATAACCATCGCTGATAAAATGATTGATTTAAGAAAGTTTAATAGAAATCTTAAAGACGCATATAGAGAAAGACAAGGGTTTATTGATTTGATAAAAGAATTTTTAGAATCAGACCAGGCTATTTTACCTAACGGCACAAAACTAATCGATGTTTTTGGTAATCCTGAATTAGAAGAAAAATATGAACATGAATATTGGACCGTTCGTATGGCAAAACAAGCAATGCTTGATATGATTTCATATGGTAGAATTGGTACTGGTAACTTAGATTCAATTCTTATGATGGACCCAGAACAACAAAAACAAGTTCTAGCATTAGCATCAGCATATACTATCTCAACCGATAAAAATATAAATCAATTAATGACAGAAGCAACAACAAACAATTTTACAATTGAAGAGTCATTAAAAAATCAGTTAAGATTAAGCGAACCAAATAAAACAGAAACAGAAAAATTATTATAATGACACACATACTCTTTAAAGTACAAGGTAACATTCCTGGATACATACAGGTGATAGGTATGTATCTAAACTATAACTACGCAAGAATCGCCGACGAATATAATGACATGAGAGTCGAGTTAAATAAACTCGATGCTGTGGTTATTCCGGAAGAAGTTGCTAAGGGGTTTGTTTTTGCTGACATATACAAAGATTATATTAGTGTGAGAACCAACTCACATATTATGGATGAGATTCCTCAGCTAGCGGAATCTAGCGAAACCGAGTCTGAAAAAATTAAATATTTTTTAACTGATGAGGATAAATTATCTGGTGTTTTGTTTAACAAGGCCGTAATGAAAAAAACAGTTGCTGATAGATTTTCTGAAAGACATAAAGACTTAATGGTTGACGCTTCTATTCTAGAGAAAGCAACATGGGAAGAACAAAAGAGAGAAGCTTTTGGTTGGATGGCCGACAACGATTATCAAACACCAATTATTGATGTATTATCAACTGGTAGGAATATTGATAAAACATTATTTGTACAAAAGATTATTAATAATGTAACAGCATATAATGTTAAACTGGCTAATTTATTGTTAGAACAACAATTGTTAGAAGAAAAAATTAAAGCATGCGAAAACATTGCTGACTGTCACAGACTTAAGCACGAAAAATTTGGTGTTGCATTGAGCAAACAACAAAGGGAAGATGAAAACATTCCAACAACACCTCTCACATTGAAAATGGATTTTTAATGAATTTAGCAATTAATGGGACGTGTGCCAAAGGATGCTCATTTTGTTTTACAAAAGAAGATGCAAGACTAAAACACACACTCGGAGAAATGGATATAAACATGGTCGATAAAGTTATCGACCATTTTCGTCTAAACAACTCCAACGAAGAAATCACAATACTCGGAGGTGAACCAACACAACATTCTAATTTTATTGGAATAATGGATCACATTTTCTCTAGAGGTTATAAGGTAAATCTAGTTAGTAATTTTCTTTTTGGAAAAACAACTAAAGATTATATTATAGCTAACATTAAAAATATTAGATGGGCATTCCCTAACGCTGCTGAACTTAATGAGAAAAACCGAATGGTTGTTTTTAAAAAGAACTATTTAGAAATCTATAAGGCTTATGCTAATACATGGGGATTCGAGTCACATCCAAGATTATATTTGGCACTAACAATGTCAAGTGATTGGAAGGATAGAAATTTTTATGATTACATCAAATGGTTATACCACGAATTAGATGGTAATATAAATGCCATAAGACTAGGTTTAGACCTTACTGGCACATATCTCATTAATAATAAAGAGATGGGTGCTGAGATGACTAAAATACTTAAATTTGGCCGTTATAATCAAATTAAAATAACCTCAGATTGTCAAGTCCCACCATGTCTTTGGGAAGGTAAAACAAAAGGATCTGTTTTAGAAAATTCATTAAACTTTGCAACATTTAAAATACCCGAATATGAAACTATTTGTGGGTACATGCCATTAGATATATTCCCAGATGGTAGTTCAATCCATTGTTATCCACTAGAGGATAAAGTAAAAATCAATAATGTTTTGGAAATATCAGGAGAAAATGGTATATTAGGACTTAGAGAGGAGTTTGATAAACTGTATATAGAAAACCATAAAAATTATTCAATACCACAAGGATGTCTCGATTGTGTTTTTTACAAAACAGAATGTAATGGAATTTGTGGCGGTTGTTTAGAAGGAACCAAATGACAAATAAAATATTTTCAATACCATTTAATCCGATGCTATCGGAAGAAGTTTTCTTAAATGAATTCTATCCATTCTTGGAAAGGAACAAAGAATCAATTTATGACATTTATTTTACCTGTAGAATACCACCATTCACACAAGATGCGATGGGTGCTATTTTTAGAGAAGAGGATAGAGACATAGTATTTGAAAATGCAATGATCATACAGAAGGTGTTGGGTATAAAAATTAGTGCAACATTTAATAACATTAATGTCTCCCCAAAGTATGAAAACTACAAATTGTTTGTTGATAATTTGAAACCATTATATGAAAAGGGATTAAGATGTATAACCATACCACATGGTCACTGGGTTGCTATGGGATTAAAGAAACATTTCCCAGAGATGGAAATTAAAAATACAATATTAAGAAAAGTTGCAACCGGACAAGACTTTTGGTATAACGCTGATCAGGGATTTGATTACATTAATCTTGATAGAATATTAATGAGAGATATTGAGGAACTTAAAAACATTAAGCGTGCTCAATTAAAATATTACGAAGAGAAAGGTAGATATGTTAAACTATCACTCTTAGTTAATGAGGGGTGTCTTGGTAGATGTCCAGTTATGGATGAGCACTACACATACAATAACTTAAGAACAAATAATGAACTACCATATTTTCATCATGAGATATCTAAAGTAACGTGTGAATACAAATGGGAAAAAGAAATCAATGCATTCTTTTTCAAAGCCGCAACAATACCACCATTCAAAGAGGAGTTTGATGAACTATTAGAATATATCGACGTGTTTAAAATGCATGGTAGAGATAGTTTTAATCGTTTAAATGAAACAATAGAGATTGTTGATTCATATGTTGCGGGTAGTCAAATTTTATCTGAAACATCAAATCTTTATCTTGATGGTATACCACACGAAGAACTAAAAGGTTGGAGAAATAAAATAAAGAAATGTAAGTTTCAATGTTGGGATTGTAACTATTGTGATGTAGTTGCTGACCATAAAAAGAAATCATATGGACTTAGTTAAACATATTGACGATTCAATTGAATGGGGTAAACTAGAAGTATCTAAATTAACACAAGATATTTTAGATATCCATGGGATTACAAGTAATAAAGTAAAATCGTTTCTTAATAACATATGTAGTCTGGACAACGCAACTTATCTTGAGGTTGGTGTATTCAGAGGTGCCACATTTTGTTCTGCAATATATGGTAATGATATTAAATCAATTGCAATTGATAATTTCATGTCACCCAATTTAACACCAAAGGGTGTTAGTCAAAAGCTAGGTAACTATTACAAACATAACATAGATATTTTACCTCAGGAAGAATTTTTACATAATGTTAAACGATTTGGTAATGTGAATAATATATCGGTGTATAAAACTGATTATCAATCCTTTGATTTTAAAACACTACCATACGTTGATATTATTTTTTATGACGGTGAAACAAAGTATCATGATCAATACGTTGCATTAACAAATATGCTACCAATCTTTTCCAAAGAAACCATAGTGATTATGGATGATTGGAATTGGAACAGTGGGGCTTTCGATAAATTTATTGAAGACAACAACCTAATGATAACCCACCACAAAGAAATATTCACATCTGGTGAAGATTCAAAGGATTTTTGGAATGGGTTAGGGGTATTTTTAATTGAAAGATAGTTGATTATCTGACATTTTTTGTTTATATTAATATTATTGCTGGGGAGGTGGGTGAGTGGTTTAAACCGACAGCCTCCGAAGCTGCTATTGGACTAACATTCAATCGAGAGTCCGAATCTCTTCCTCCCCGCATTTTATAAACTTTTCTTAAACAAAAACAAAATGAGAAAAACAATCACAATGCTATCGCTAATGTTAGCACTGTTGTTTGTTACCACTATGTCATTTGGACAGTACAGTAGTAGCGCAATTCAGAAAGGTTCAGAACAATCCTTAAAAGTTCAAACGGACACGGTCCCTAATCAATTACAAGAGATCATTGTTACAGCAAAGAAAGTACCCTTGATGACCAAAGTCGGTCCTTATGGTCAACCACTTTGGACTACAATGAGAATGTTTTCTTCCACACGAGTTTATGTAATGAATCCTCCAGGCACCTCAATGTACGAGAAGTGGTTTGATATTAGACAAAGAAGAAATGGCCCAGCTCAAATCAGAATGAGAGATGAGTTTACATTTGGTTTAGGTAAACGATTACAATTAGATCTTTATTCACATACAGTTTATGATGGTGAAAATGGTGATAAGGAATTCAAATGGAGAGGATTTTCATGGGAACTTAGATATGCATTAGCTGACTGGGGTAAGATATGGGGTAATCCAACACTTTATTATGAAATGAAAATGTTAGATGGCCGTTGGGGCATTGAACCTAAATTATTATTAGGAGATAGGATTGGTGAAACTGGTATATGGGGATTAAACGCGATATACGAAGCTAATCTAGGTGGTACCAAAGAACAACAAGAACGAGAGTATGCCTATACAGCTTCATATGGCCAAATCTTAAGCAATAGTGTGACACTAGGTGTTTCACATATGTTAAGATACAATGATTATGAAGGTGGATCACAAGAATGGTATCTTGGTCCACTGGTACAATATCGCTTTAACAACAAATCATATTTAACTCTTGAACACATGCCAGGGCTTAATCAAGACGCAAAATTATCTAGAACCACAATTATATTTGCATGGAGATTTTAATCAAAGGACAAGAGTTCCTTGTCTATTTAATATTCATTATGTTCGTAACAGGTATCCTCAAAGAAAGAGGATACCTTATGGACATCTTTAGTTTGTTAGAACAAAAAGTCAAATCAAAAAAGATGGTAGTATTCTTAGTATCACTATTCGGTGGTATTCTACCTATACCTGGCCGCGTAGCATTATCAGCATCTATGTTGAATAGTATTGCACCGGTTGATAATAAGAAACGCAAGAAGTTTGGTATCATTGACTACCTAGCAACACATCACTATTATCTATGGTCACCATTAGAGAAGACCGTGATCATACCAATGGCTGTATTAGGTTTAACTTATGTGCAATTCATGTCATATATTTGGCCGTTGTTATTAATTTCAGGATTATATATCAGTTATTATATTCTATCATTAAATGATGACGAAGTTGATATCGAAGTTAAGGACGGCCCAATCGACTGGAAGAACATATATCTTGTGGTTATACCATTCTTGGCCACCATTATGATGTGTGTTTTCTTTACTAAATATTATTTTGGATTCTTTACGGGGTTTACTTTGTGGTTGGTATATTATTCTAAGAGTTGGGGTAAGTTAATGGGTTATATCAATTGGGAATTAATTTGGATCGTCGCATTGGTTATCATCCTTGGTAATCTAGTTGGCTCATATTATTCACAAATTGAAACATTAATTAAAGAATATAGTACACCATCTAACATCCTAATAGTTTCTGTACTAGGGTTTGTGGCGTCATTCTTGCTTGGATCTTCAGCAAAATATGCTGGGATCGTTAGCTTATTAACAAGTGTATTTGGTATGCAGTACTTTGTTTTATTCTTCACATTAGAGTATTCAGCATATCTAATTTCACCATCACATAAGTGTTTACCAATAGGTCAAAAGTATTTCCATACCGGATTTTTAACATATCTAAAGGCCCTGATTATATGGATATCATTTATGCTAACTTATGCCATCTTAACCGTTCTATAAACTTGACTTTTTAAAAAATAAGATATATATTATAAAAGAAAAATAAAACATTTATGGATAAAATTACTTTAAAATTAGGCGACGTTTTACAATTAGAAAGCGAAATTAATGGTTACGTAGAACCACGAACTGGGGAACAAGTATATGAAGGGTTCACCAAACAAAACTTATCAATTATTCTAAAATATGAATTGAGTGATTTTTCATCAGTTCTTAAAGGCGAAAGAACTAAGGTTGATGGTCTAAGAGACGAATTAATCAAGAAATATGGCGAAGATGATGGTAATGGCGGTATTATGGTTAAAATGTATCTTAAAGAAATTAAAGACGAAAACAATAATATTATAGGTGGTGAATATAACCCAAAATATCTAGAATTTGATAAAGAATATGGCACGCTTTTAAATCA